TACCAAATCCATTTAATGTAGGTATAGGAACAGTAAACGGAATTGATCTTTTAAATACTGCTTTTGATCCGACAAACTTTGTAACTAACGATTCTTATGGATTAGCTCCAGTAAATATAACACTAAATATAACATACTTAGTAGGAGGAGGAGCAGCAGCAAATGCTCAAATAAACGAATTAACGTATATCTCTTCTATTAGTTCTAATTTTACGCATCCTGTAAATCCTGGAGTTGCTACAACCATACAAAACTCTGTAGCTACAAACAACACTACTAGAGCTGTTGGTGGTGGAGACGGTGATACACCGGAAAGCTTAAAGTTAAATACTTTAGCAATGTTCCCTTCTCAGATGAGAGCTGTAACGCAGCAAGATTATCTCGGGATGGTCTTAGGAATGCCTCCTAAATTTGGACAAGTAGCTAAGGCTTATGTGACTAAAGATACAGCAACTTTTGCTCAATACCTAGTTGGAGAACCAGGAGAAAGAGATCCTCTCGCTACTTCTATTTACTTACTTAGTTATAATACTGCAGGACAGTTTACTGATCCAGGACCTGCTTTGCTTAAAAATATTCAAACTTATTTAGGGCAGTATAGAATGCTCACAGATACAGTTATTTTAAAGCCTGCTTATATAGTAAACATTCAAGTTAATTTTGATATTATAGTAAGGCCGAATTATACTTCTAGGGATGTTATCGCTAATTGTCTAATAGCTTTAAAAGCTTACTTTAATAGAGAGAATTGGCAAATTAACGAACCTATTATTATATCTGAAATCTATACACTATTGGATCAGATAGCTGGTGTGCAGACTGTCCAGAAAGTACAGATTAATAATATCGCAGGTACCGGACAAGGTTATTCGCAGTATAGTTATGATATACCAGGAGCAACATTAAATGGAATTATTTATCCTTCTCTAGACCCAAGTGTCTTTGAAGTTAAATATCCAGATGTTGATATTAAAGGACGCGTAGTAACAATGTAATAACATGGCAGTATATCAAATATTTTCATCCGCTGACGCTACTATCTATTCAAGGTACCCTACTAAAAATACAGGAAGGGATCCTATTCTAGAAGTATCTGCAAAAAACTCACAGGACGGAGTTAGATTCTTAAATAGAACTTCTATAACTGATAATCCGTACTATACATACGATCTAGCTGCAAACAGTGATTACTCAACAACTGACGCTTATTTTCCAGTAACGGATATTAGAAGAGCCTTATTACAGTTTGCTCCGGCTGAAATCGCTAAGCTAAAGACTTTTGCTTCACAATCCGTAAGTGGATCTTGGCAAGCAAATTTAAAAATGTTTTTAGCTTCTGCTCAAAACTTAAATACAACTTACTCTTTAGAAGCTTATGCAGTATCTCAGTCATGGACTATGGGTACAGGACAGTTTGCACAAGAACCTGAATCTAGAAACGGAGTAAGTTGGGAGTATACAGGACCTTATCAAGCATCACCTGCTTGGAGTATAACCGGAAGTAGTTTTCTTACAAATTATTCAGGAAGTCAGTTTTTTGATTATATGTCTAATAAAGATATCAATATGGATATCTCTGACATAGTTAACGGATGGTTTTCTGGATCGAATGCAGGCGGTATAAACAATTACGGACTTGAGGTTAAACACCCAAGTTATGTAGAACAAAATACAAGCTCTTTTGTAGACTTAAAGTTCTTCTCTGTTGATACTCATACAATCTATCCGCCGACTATACAGTTTATGTGGGACGATGCTTATTATTACCCGCAAGGAACTAATTATGTATTAAATGACCAGATTACTATTGTCTTACAGAACAACTTAGGTCAGTTTAAACAAAACCAGGTATATAAAATGAGAACGGGAGTAAGGTACACCTATCCTCCTAGAACTTTCTCAACACAGTCTGCTTACCTAACCTCTCTCTATCTACCCGAAAATACATACTGGTCTTTACAGGATGTTAAAACAGAAGAAATAGTAGTAGATTTTGATCCGACATATACAAAATTAAGTGCTGATAGTGTGAGTAATTATTTTACTCTTTATACCGCTGGCTTGGAAGTTAATAGATTTTATCGTATCTTAATAAAGACAAACATCTACTCTACCACTTACGGACCTCTATCAGTGTATGACAATGAGCAATCAATCTATAATGCACTGTCGTTGTACGGTACACAAGATCTCGCTCTACTACCGGCAGAGGAAGTTATTTATACAGGGCAGAATTTGATGTTTAAAATAGTTGAATAATGAAGCAAGAAGTAAATCTTGTTAAAGAAGTTTACGGACGCAATACATATACTAGAGTAGTAGATACCTCTTTTTCAGAGTTATATACTCCAGTAACTGCTTCTATTGCTCCAGAACAACTTACAATAGAGGAATTTTTTGACTTATACGATCAGTTATTTTTTGAGATCCCTGCTATGGGTGAAGTTAATTCTCATGAATACTTAGTTAAGAGGAGCACGGAATATTTAGGAGGTGGGGTATTAACAGACAATGAAAGAGCTTATATTGAAGAAATTAATTCTTTAAGGCAACAGCTGCTCGAAGCAAATCAGAATTATTTGAACTTAAGTAAGATACTGTAATGGAAGTAGTAGATGTAAGATATTTAGGGTCTGACGGACAGTATCAAGAATACTCTCCTTCCGATCTTGCTTTAATCAGTAAAGCATTAATAACTACCAATTTTGGTGGTGCAGACGATTATATTGAATACTTCGTAAAAGACGAAGCTGGAACAGTTTTAAGCAGTAATTACTCTGATGCTAAATACGAAGTAGGAGATACAGATCCTGTAACAGGCACTACAACAACTATTTACGTTAATCCAGAAGAAGACGCAAAGAGGTTAGGGTATAACAGGGGTATAGTAAATGTAAAGTATAATTTTTTTAGAAAATTACTACTTTCATCTGCTACTCCTGATCAAAATTTCTGGATAACAGAAGTATCTCCTTCTAGAACAGAAATAAAAGTAGCAAGACAAGATCTATCTAACGATCAATTAGTAAATGCTTTCGCTATCTTTAATGCTACTCTAGCTGCGGACGCTTACTATCCTTCCTTTTACTTAAACTTCGGAACAGATAGGTTAGTAATAGCTACTAACGCTCTTTACATAGAGGAACAAGGAAACGGGTACATTCTATTCAAACTTTACGAACCTCTTCCCGACGAGTTTGATGTAAAATCGACTTTCTGGACTACGATTGCTATAGCTGATTCTGCAGAATTTAATGTTAGTATAAATGTAGAACCTGAAATAACTCAGGACTTTACTCCTATAAAAGGACCTAACTATAAGGTCAACATTAATAATACTGTTAATCAGACAACTCCCTATTACGACTATACTTCACTTTTCGCTACATCTGTAACTTCTTCCTTCCAACAGCTCAGATCAATGATGGATGAAAAAGGAATACAGATTAACGTTGATTATAGTAATTTTGAAAACTTTGTACGATTCTCTTCAGCAACAGAAAGGTTATATAATTTCGTATATAAGTTACAGTTAATTGAATCTGCTTCTGTAGGTTTAGCACAACCCAATACAACACAGGCTAAGATATTACTACAAGCACAGGTCGATAATACGATTACAAAATTTGACGGATATGAGTACTTCCTGTACTTTGATTCTGGTTCTTATTCTTGGCCTAAGCAAAATAGTTCTCAACCTTACTTACTATACTCGGTAACTTCTTCACAAGCCGTTAACTGGTTAGGTAGTATAAATACAGTACCTTCCGCAGGTACAGCAAGTCTGTACTATTCTGCTTCTGTTTACGATGATTTAAATTCTAATCTACTGCAGTATACAACGCCGCAGTATATAAGAGACGATAGTCAGAATATACCGTACCTAGTATTTCTAGATATGATCGGACAACACTTCGACAATATCTGGATATACTTAAAGGATGTAACAAATAGATACTCAGCAGAGAATAATCCATTTGTAGGTATTTCATTAGATCAGGTTTCTGAAGCTATTAAATCTTTCGGGGTAACACTATACACTAACACAAGTGTTGCAGATAATATTTATTATTCTCTTTTAGGACTAAATCAAACAGGTTCAACTCTACCGGTAACTTCGAGCCTTTACTCTACCGTAGTATACAGTAGTAGCAGTATTTATCCTCTTGCAGGACAGCCATATTTAACTGCTTCTCTATCATTACCTCCTCTTGAAGAAGAGAAGATCAACAGATATGTTATAACTTTTATAACTGGATCTCCGGGATATACTTCAAGTTTTGAGACTCTACCGAGTACGCAAATTACAGATGAAATTTATAAGCGCATCTACCACAACCTTCCGTACCTACTCAAAACAAGAGGTACAGAGAGGGGCGTAAGAGCTTTAATAGCAACTTTCGGTATCCCGAATGACATATTACAGGTTCATGAGTATGGTGGGTACGATTATTTACAAGTACCGGGTATTCAAGAAATTTCTAATACTAGAATTATAACAGGAAGCGTTTTAGGACTTTCTAGCAGTTTGTTAGATCCTTATGCTACCTCACAGTACTACGATTATACTTTAATGAAAACTTCTGGAGATGTTGAAATAGCATTCTCTCCAGCCGATTCAATTAACGCCAGTATAACTTCCTCTGGGTATGTAACCTCTTCTGCACAACCTGGATACTTTAATATTATGCAGCTCATTGGAGCTCCTAACTTACAGTATTCAAGTTCATATACACCTCTTGTAAGTACGGCTAATACTTATTTCGACGCAGAATATACAAGCAGATATAATGTCTGGGACTTTATTAGAGTTATAAAGTACTATAATAATTCCTTGTTTAAAATGTTAAGAGACTGGGTACCAGCTAGGACAAGTCCTAGTACTGGTATCGTTATTAAGTCTCATATGCTTGAGAGAAACAAGTATCCTAGAAAAGAACCTACTGGAACGACTAGTAGTTTCGATGCAGATTATCATCTACTAGCTGTAACAGGTTCAGACGGAGGCGCAGTTGTAGGAAGTACTGCATATGTAGAAGCCGTACCGGTACAGTATAGTAACTATTCATTTCCTTTATCTGGTTCTCCCGGTATTGTGTATATGAGTTCTTCTGACAATGTTCAGAAGTATACAGGAGAGTTTAGCGGTAGTTATATCGATGCTACTGATAATTATTTCCCGCAAACAGACGTTTCTACGTACTATTTTCCTTGGACATCTTCAGTAGCTCCATCACAGCATGGAGGGCAGAATATTTTATTCTTAACCTACTCCCTAGGTCCTACTTTCCAAAATATTACAGGATCTGTTATCTCTCAAAGAGTTTTAGACTTAGATTATAATTATAGTCAACTCGCTCCTACTAACTACGGACTAGTAACACAGTCTTTAAGTCAGAGTCTTGTTATCGGTCCAGTTAATCAAAGTCAACAACCATATTCCCAGTACGCTCAGTACCAGGATTTCAACCACATATCTCGACCGTATATAATACCGAGATACAGTGGATCCTATCTTTCTGGTCTCGCCTACAATCAGTTTACTTCTGAAAGTGCAGCATATTCTGGAGACGTCTCCTACGGAGGTCAGCCAGTTATTAACTACTACTCAAATAGACTCGGTCTATTTACACAGGTAGTTACTAGTTCGTTTTTACCTGGAAAAGTAAATGCTACTTTAGCATACTTCGCCGATGTTACTGGCGGTTTGTTTGAGCTAAATCAGAATAATAGAAACTGGACTGATGTTCAAAATATCTTTAAAGCAGGAACTGTTGGAACTATTAAGCAGTTTGATAACAAAAAATACTCAAACCAAGTAGGTACAGACGGTATTAAGTCTATTTACAACAGTGGGTATAATTATACTCCTCAATTATATTTCTCAACAGGATCTACTAATGCTGAAGGAGCAGATACTAAGCTTTATTTTGAGTATACAGGAGATGTTTCAGTAACTACTTTTACCGGGCTTAATAACATAGGCAGTGGTAGAATAAGTGGTTCTAATGTAGTAGATTACCCTGTCGTAATAGATAACGCGACTATAAGATCAGGTGATATTTTTAATATCTTTAACACAGAGAATCCAGCTAGTACAGAATTCTCTCCAGGTACAGCTGGTGCTTATCCAAGTTACACAGCTTCTCAAGCCGGACAGAAAACTTTTACTGTTAACTTAGGAGTTAATATTCAGTTTAAAAACCTAGCTTCTGCTGCCGACGTAACTAGCGGGTCTTATTCTTTTGGTAGTTACCTAAACGGAACAAGTTTAATAGGTACTGAGCAGACAGTAAATTATACCTCTAGCTTTACTCCTGCTTCAACTTTAACTGGATCTATTTACAAAAATACTACTCTTGCTAATCCAGATAGTACTCCTACTCAAACTGGAGCTACCTTGATTAATAGTGGTCCTTTCGATTTATACTTAAATGGTATATTTTCTAATACGATAGGAGCTGTTACCTCTTGGATTTCTTCCAGTATCTTTGAATGGTATGAAGGAGGCGGTTACCGTCAAGAGTATCTTGTAATCGATAGTAGTATTGATATATCGAGCAATTTTAATAATTATAATACACAGTATCCGACAGTCTTAAATGATTTCCCAATCTCGGGCGGTACTAGTTTACCTGCTAGCGGTGTTTCTTCCTCGCAGCAAATAATAAGCTATACAACACCAGCTATCAATCTAAGTCCAAACGATAAAGTTGTATTTAAGTTTAGACAGGACGGAATGTCTTCCTCTAACTTTACTTCCTCTATTTTCGTAGGAACTGCAAATAATTCCTTATCAGCAGGAACAATTTCTATCGGACAAGGAGGATATCCATACGCAACAGCTTCATTAGGTAATTTTATCGAAAGCGTAGCAGATATTAGCGATCTAGAAAGTACTATTACCTTTAGCGGTAATCTAAGCCAATATTACGGATATCAGTTTGTTCCAGCTTTCGCTTCTGCTGCTGTAGTGTATACAAGTAGTCTTTACACTCAATATGGAGATGTAAACGTTACTTTTATTCCGCAAGTCGGAGATAAACTAGTGATAGCTGATTTTAGTGGATTGACTCAAGAACTAGATGTCCTGCAGGCAAGTATCAATCCATCAACAAATAAGTTGGTAATTACGACAGTGCCGCAGATTATTGAAAACTGGAGATTAAATCCAAGTTTAATTAACCGTTTTCTGCTCTTACGCAGGTATAAAGACGAACAGAACGTTATCTTAACTTTCAATAAAAATCCAGGACAAACCTCTTACGGATTCTTAATCCCAAGCACAATTAACCCTGAAGTAACAAACAATATAAACACTCTTCAAGCTGCTGTACAGTCTCAGTTACTGTCCACTCAAGCAGACCCACCTATTAATACCGTAAACGGAGGAACTTTTGGTTAGACTCCCTATTTATTAGAAGAAAAACAGTAAAACATGGCATATTTAAGTAACACGACAGTTGTTGTAGACGCTATTTTAACCGATAAGGGAAGGCAACTACTCGCTCAAAACGATGGCTCTTTCCAAATCACACAGTTTTCTTTGTCTGACGATGAAGTAGACTACACTCTTTATAACCCGAATCATCCTTCTGGATCAGCATTCTACGGAGAAGCTATTGAGAACATGCCAATCATACAAGCTTTCCCTGAGTCTCAAGAGATTATGAAGTATAAGCTTATTACCCTGCCTAGAGGTACTGCAAAACTGCCAGTTATTTCTATTGGGTATACCACTATCGTACTTAAGCAAGGTTCTTCTATTTCTATTACTCCGCAGACATTAAATTATCTTGGAGCTGTTTCAACTTTCGAACAATCTGGATATGTTGCAACGATTGGAGATGTTAGAACTACTGCTGCTTTCAATGGCGTAGGTATTAATACACCACAAGCAACTGCTTTAAATGCTACCGGAGTAACTACAGTAGGAACTAATGTCTCTAAGACTGTAATAGGTACTTCAATTAACATTACTGCCACAACCGTAAACACCCTCTTTGGAAATAACAGCACCCTGTATACTACACTCACTGTTATAGGACGCGATTCTGGTGCAAGATTATTCGTTCCGGTTCAAATAACAAAAGTAACACAATAAGAATATGTCATTTACAAGACTTGCTCCAACAGATTTTGTGATTAGCTCGGACTCTATTACAGCTCCGGCTTGGAGTGCTAATCAACCCACGTTAACAACTTTTTATACCGCATCCTCTATTCCATCCACTACCATTACTCAAGGAGCTTTCTATTTGAATGTCTACCAAACACAGAGTACTGCGACAGGAGCTGCTGTGCAATTCGCTATTGCATACGGTAATATTAATGGTTCTGGATCTCAGTGGTATAACCCGCTTGTTCCTGGTGTATCTCCTTCCTTAACAACCTACAGACAGTACGAAACCCTTGTTTATGGTCCAGCCCTTTCCGGCTCCTTACAAGGATTTAATTTCGGAGGTCTCGCTACAAACGCTCCTGATATCTTCGCTATAAACGTAGACAGAAACAGGTATAAAGAGAGTTTGATGCCAGGTACTTTTAATTTAAGCCTCTCAAGTTCTGCAGGAGAAATTACCCTTTGTGATAATAGTAATGACGTTACAACTGTTACATACTTAGACTGTGGTAGGGTCTTTAACCTTGTTTCCGGTTCTTACGGAAGAGCTACTACAACCACTAGTGCTGGACAGATAGCTCCAGGATATACCGCTTCCGGTTCTTATGGTTTTTACCTTCCCGATATCGGTACTATACTTTTAAATGCTAGTGCCCTTAATCTATCTGCTGTTCAAGGAGGAATCGGATTACCAGTGGATAGGTCTAACTACGGATCAGGTAGCTACTCTCTTAATGCTTCTGCTTCTTATACTTCTACCAATAACACAGTACTCTTCCAAGCTATTTCAGCTAGTAAAGAGTTTGAGTTAAACTCTCAAGAGACTATCTCATCTGATTACGTCTTTGTTAGAATTGGTAATGCTGATTATAACTACTCAACCAATCCGACATTCGTATCTGGATCAGGTGAAGTATTATATTCAACTATGATATACAGTCCACAAACCTATATCACAACTGTAGGAATGTACAACAATAATAGTGAACTTTTAGCAGTAGCTAAAATGTCTAAACCTCTTGTAAAAGACTTTACGAAGGAAGCACTTATACGTGTAAAACTCGACTGGTAATAAAATAATTCATGAGTAGATCATCAAATAGCCTTAAAACATCTGATGTCATTACTACTCCGATCAAACTGGTATACACTTCGTCGTACGACTGTAGTACACTTGCGGAGTATGGAATGGAGGTTTTGAGTGGAGTGAATGGCCCTGTAACTATAACAGGCTCTATTCCACAAGAGACTTTAAACTATTGGTCTACAAGACATCTTTATTATTCTAACTACCTTACCGGATCATTTCCAGTTTCTGCTTCAAGCGCAGATAACTTTTTACAGTCTACAGCTGCTTCCGGTTCTTTAGATTCAGATAATAGATATTTCCCTACTGAATCGAATGCTCGTATAACTATACTGTCTATACCAAGAGGAGTATTTGGCGAAAAGATTGCTAAGAGTAATTTTATACTTTCTTCTTCTGCTTACTATATAATAGATGACGGAAACGGTAACCTTGTAGATCAAGCATCGGGAAGTCTGCATGTAGGTAATATTATTTATCCGCAAGGAATGGTGATCTTTACCAATCCTAACTATTTAGATATTTTACCATGCCCTACCGGGTCAACTACTACGACAACCTCTACTACAAGTACAACGACTACTGCTGTTCCGACAACTACGACAACTTCTACTACAAGTACTACAACTACCGCTGCTCCAACAACCACAACTACGAGCACAACCACTAGTACAACAACAGAGGTACCTACCACGACTACTACTAGTACGACTACTAGTACAACAACAGCAGAACCTACTACGACAACTACTAGTACAACAACGAGCACAACAACTTGTGCTCCACAGAATGCGCAAAGTATGTACTATAATTACGATACTGGATTACCTACAATGTTCGGAACCGGTTCTGCCGAAGCCGCTTGTAATTTATCAGTTAGTGCTTCTACCATATACTATAATACTTCGTTAGCGCTTACTACAGGCACACCTTTATACTATGATGAATGTCTTACTGTACCAATAACAGCTAGTGCTTATACAGATACTCCTCAACAATACTTTAAAATTGGTCCATACTACGTAAATTTTGAAACTGATGGATATACTGTAAGAAGTGTAACAGCTTGTCCTACTCCGACTACAACCACCACTACATCTACAACTACTAGTACAACTACGGTAACATATACTTACTATGCTGTAGACAGGTATACTTGTGATTCACCATCAGGACCTTGTACTTTCGCTGAATCAACCTTTATAGCAAACACTTCTAGCGGGTTAACTCTAGGTAATTACTACTTAGATGTACCTTCAGGAAACATTTATAATATCACGTCTACTACAAGTAGTGGCGCTTATTTTATAACATATCTATCTGGAGCTGGTACTGCCAACTGTAGTGTTCTTTGTTCAGCTTAAAAAGTAAATAAAATTTGTTATGAAAAATCTACGTTACATTTGTGCACAACCCAGGCTAATATACTATGCTTGGCAGGTTGAGGTTATGATTAATAACTTTATCAAACAAGGAATCAATCCAAATAATATTGATATTCTTGTTGCCTGGAATCCAGAAGATAAGACATCTACTCCTGAAAATATAGAGGCGTGGACTAAGTTAGCTGAATCTTACAACAGTGTCCGTTTTTTCTTTTATAGAGATACTAGACAACAGCCGATTCACTATATCTCTTCAGTACGTCCAAATATTCTCAAACAGCATTTTGCAGCACATCCTGAATTAGAAAAAGAAGCTATCTTTTATCACGATTCAGATATCGTCTTTACTAAGAAGCCTGATTGGAGTTCTTTACTTGAGGATAATATTTGGTATTTAAGTAACACTAATAGTTACATAAACTACGACTACATCGTCTCAAAAGGACAAGATGTCTATGATAAAATGTGTGAAATAGTTGGAATAGATCCTATCATACCCAAACTGTTAAATTCAAACTCAGGAGGAGCTCAGTATATTTTAAAAAATGTTAATTATACGTATTGGGAGAAGGTAGAGAGAGATTGCGAGAAACTATTTAAGGAAATAACTGACTTAAGTAATGAAAAAGTACAGCTAGATAAACATACAGTATCAGAAGATGTAGCAAGAAGTCCATATCATCCTTTGCAGATATGGTGTGCTGATATGTGGGCTGTATTATGGAATGGATGGTTACTAGGAAATGAGACTAAGGTAGTACCGGAGATGAATTTTAGCTGGGCTACGGATAGTATACAACGGTGGGAAGAGACGACAATTTTTCATAACGCAGGCGTTACTTGTTCATGCGGTAGACAGTTTTATAAAGCTAATTATATAGAAAGTTTACCTTATAGTATAGAGCAGAGCAATTACAGAGACGTTACTTGCGGGTATAATTACGTTAAAGAAATAATCGAAACATCTCAAAAATCATGTTTAATACAAAAGTAGTACATTCAGAAAATCCTTTAGAGCATTGGTCTGATATAAAAGACGTGGAAGGGAAAGTAGTTTTAGATTTAGGTTGCGGATGGTTATTTCAGCCGCATGAATCGACTCCAGAATACCTAATAAATCGGGGTGCTAGCAAAGTTGTAGGAGTGGATGTAGCTTGCGGCGAAATCGAGCAGCTAAAAGAAAAGTACCCTGAACATGTCTTTGTATGTAAAGCAGTTACAAGCGTAGAAAGTCTTTTAGAACTTCTAGTTGAATATCAACCCTCCGTAATTAAAATGGATATAGAAGGTCATGAAGCTCATATGCAGTACATAACAGCAGAGCAATTTTCTTGTGTAGAAGAGATTGCTGTTGAATATCATAATCCAGAATGTAAAAGAATATTGACTGAAAAATTAGATGAATTTGGTTTTGAGATTTTCTCAATAAACCAGTTCGGATGGTTTTGTACTGATATTAATCAGATGGGAATAATGCACGCTAAAAGAAAATAAAGTGGAAATAATAAAAGCTACATACGGAGGAGTTGATTGTATTGAGAAGATACGAGCTAAAATAAACGGAAATAAGCTTATAATTCGTTCTAGTAATGACATTATAGGAGACACTCAACCAGGAGTTGTGAAGTATCTAGATCTTACGATAGAAAATAAAGGAGTAATTACTGTTCATAGTATTAAAGAACATAACCTCTTTGTATTTCCTCAATCAGAACACGAGAGATTGGGGATATTCTATTCAAATAATAATAACAGTACTATATACCCTGCAATTAAAGCATCGTTAAAATCAATTCTAAAAGCGTCTGAGAATAAGGCTGATATTTTAACGTGTATGTGGCAGCATGAACCTGAAAATCCTTTTCCGGAGTTTATCGCCTGGACCCATACTTGTAGCCATTTAAACCAATTACTTCAAGTAATGCAATTGCTTTACCAAGCAAGAGAGATTAACAAATACAAATACGTTTCTTTCTTAGAACACGATGTATTATATCCAGAAGGTTATTTTGATTTTCCTGAGTTTGAAGAAGGAAGTGTAATGACAAATATGAATTACATGGGTATTAATTCTGAAGGATTTCAGCCGCTAGGACAGAAAGATGAACCTTTTCATCAAATGACAATGAGGTTTGACGAAGCAATTCGACATTGCGAGTCGATATTATCTAATGCTCTTATTCGAAATGCTGGACTTATAGAACCCCAGACCCTGATACGAAAGCAGTGGGAATCTAATCACCCTGCAATACACGTAAATCACGGGAAACACTTTACTTCTCATTATAACGTTTACACAAAGAATGTGTTTCCGGAACACAGCTACTGGGGCTTACATAAGGATGTTTGGCCGTTTTACTATTTATAAGTATGCCATCGTACGCACCATATACATTAGATCTAGGAGCTGAAACTACAATTTACGTAAATGAAGTAAAATGTAGAGTTTTAGAGAATGATTTTAATTACTCTCAGAACCCTACTGTCTTTAAAGCAACTACTCTTATTACAGGTTCTTCTGCATTACCTTTTTATGCACCAGAAAGCGGTTCCGCTATAAATGGTCAAATTGTAGACGGTACCCTAGCCGATAATATAACAGGATCTTCCTTTCACCCCTACGCAACTACTGTAGGACTTTACAACGAAGCTAACGAGTTACTTGTTATCGGAAAATTAGCTACTCCTTACCCTATTCCTTCTAATACAGATATAACTTTTATTGTTAGATGGGATAGTTAACAACGTAATTACAAGTTTATGACTGAAAAATGGTTTATATATGAAGGCGGTTTCGTAAAAGAGTACGATTCTGTCGATAAATTCCCTGAAAAATGTGTAGGTTTCGTGTATAAGATTACCAACATAAAGACTGGTAAATTCTACATCGGTAGGAAATCTCTTTTTTCAAATACCAAGAAAAAATTAACTAAGAAAGAACTTGCCGAACACGAAGGTCCGGGTAGAAAACCTACAAAAAAGCTTGTAACTAAAGAATCTAACTGGCAAGATTACTGGGGATCTAATAAAACTATCTTAGATGAAATTAAGCAGACTGGATCTCAAGACTTCCGTAAAGAAATACTTAAGTTCTGCTTTAATAAAAAACAACTTACTTACTGGGAAGTGCATTATCAGTGCATAGAAGGAGTTCTCATGTCGGATAAGTCTTACAACGACAATATCTTAGCTAAGTTTTTTCGCAAAGATTTGGAAATCTCAGAATAATTCCTTAATATTCCTAATAGAAGAGGAGTATACATGGAAAATTCACGTCTAGTTTTAGGTCTTTTGCATAGTTTAATAGGAAAATCAAAGCCTTCAACAAAAGGTAACTATGCCTTTCACTGTCCATTCTGCAAGCATCATAAACCTAAGTTAGAAATAGACCCTAAAACAGGTTTTTACCATTGTTGGACTTGTCAACCTGCTACAAAAGGAAGAAATCTAGTTTCTCTCCTCAAAAAACTACATGCTAGTCCTGCACAGCTGACTGAAATGCGAGGATACTTTCCAGACGGAAAAGGTAATGTCGAAGATAAAACGTACACAGTCGTACAGTTACCGAAAGAGTTCATACCTCTTGTACAAAGTAGTACAAAGCTAGTTTATAGACAAGCTAAAGCTTACGTAAAGAGTAGAGGTATAACAGAAAAGGATATTTTAAAGTATAATATTGGATACTGTGAATCTGGTAAGTATGCAAATTCAGTAATTATACCCTCTTACGATAAAAACGGACGTATTAATTATTTTATTTCTAGGTCTTTTGAAAGAGATCCAGCTAGAAAGTATAATGCGCCTTCTTGTAATAAAAACGAGTTGATAGGATTTGAGTATTATATTAATTGGAAGGTACCTGTAGTATTATGTGAAGGTATTTTCGATGCAATTGCACTAAGAAGAAACGCAATACCATTGTTTGGTAAGTCGATACCTAAAGCTCTCATGATGAAGTTAGTAGAGAACGATGTACGGACGGTATATTTGGCTTTAGATAATGACGCTTTGAAAGAAGCCTTGAAATATTCTGTAGACCTTTTAAACCTCGGTAAAGATGTTTACCTTATTGAGCTTAATAGTAAAGATCCATCGGAAATAGGCTTTGAGGAAATGACTAAATACTTGCATACTGCCAAGCAGCTTACCTTTAGAGAATTACTTTTAAAAAAAATGCACCTATGATAATTGAACAAAGAAGCCCGGAATGGTTTGATCTTAGAAGAGGTAAGATAACTAGTTCCGAAATCCATAAAATAATGGGAAAAGAGTCGTTTAGTGAGACTGCTAAAACGTACTTACTTGAAAAAGTGTGTGAACATTATAACGGGTACAGTGAACCGGCTTCTGGACAAGCCCTAGACTGGGGTACAGAGATGGAGTCTGTAGCTATAGAGTATTACGAACAGGCAACCAGTTTAAAAGTAGATAAAGCTCCTTTTATCGCCTATAACGACTACTACGGAGGCTCTCCAGATGGTCTTGTTTCGCCGAATGGAATTATAGAAGTAAAGTGTCCTTATAAATCCGCTAACCACTTCAAGCATGGACTTATAGATACTCCAGAAAAGTTTAAAAAAGCTACACCAAACTACTACTACCAGTGTATATCGAATATGATTTGCGCTAAAGCTACGTGGTGTGACTTTATTAGCTTTGATCCTCGCGTAAAAGAAGGGTACCAGATGTTTGTATTCAGGTTAGAATTAAATCATGAAGAAGCAGAGAGTATTAAGGAGAGGGTAGGTTCCGCAGTAGAGTACATGGCTGGATTGAAAATAGAGATAGAAGCTGCTCGTTCAAACAACTCTTCCTGCTAGATATTTATAATCAGTATGATTAATGCTGAATTATTAGGAAAAAGGATCGCAGAAGCTATTTTAAATGAATCTGGACCTTGTTTCTATCCAGGAAGGTTTAAGCCACCACACAAAGGACACTACCAAGCTGCTAAAGACTTAGCTAGTAGAGACTATGTGAAAATGGTATATATTATTATAAGTAATAAAGTTGTTGACGGAATTACTCCAGAGGATTCTCTTGCTATTTGGAATATGTATCTTGCAGCAGAACCAAACCCTAAAATTAAAGTACAAATCTCTAAAAAAGAATCACCAGTAGTTGATATCTACGAATACCTTGAGAAAAATCCGACGGTAAGTCCGGTATATGTTTCTGCAGGAGATGATGAGATTGACGATGTAGAGTATGTTTCTTCTTTGCAGAAAGAATTTGGAGATAGAGTTAAACTTATAAAGGTTCATGAAAAAGCAGGAGAAATAACAGCCCCGCACGTTAGAAATTTACTAGCTACTGGCGATTACGAAGGTTTTGCAGAAGCAGTACCTCAAGCTGCATTCAATAAAGGTGCTGCACCGAAAATTTTTAAAATGCTTGCACCAAAAATCGAAAAGTAATGGACCAAACTAAATTAGACTTACTAAAACACTTTATTCGCTTCTGTAAAAAGGAGTTAAACATACAGTCTTTACCTAAAATTTCAATGGTAAATGATAAGTCCTTCGTTGAAGACCGTAGATCTTTTGGTGAGTATAGTCCCGGATTAATGTCAATTAAGGTATTTTATCCAGGAAGAAACCTAGCTGACGTTTGTAGAAGTCTTGCACACGAATTAACTCATCATCGCCAGCAAGAGTTGGATTTAATTTATGATTTAGCAGGTGAAACTGGTACAGAAATTGAGAATGATGCTAATGCAATGGCAGGTATTATAATGAGAGAGTATGGAAGACTCAATCCCAACGTATATGATCTTGAAAATCTAAAACAAGTACCTTTAAGAGAAGTAGGAAGACTTGAAAATCCCTATCCATGGAAGTACGACTTTGTAGATGATGACGGGAACATATTTTATTCTTTTAATACCCCGGAACATACTTACAGTGTGGCATTTACCTTGCATGATGAAGATCGATACGAACTCTTTTTTAATACTGCAGGAGATATGGGACAGGATACTGGAGAGAATGTAGCTATGAGAGTACTTTCAACCGTAGGAGATATTACAAACAAGTTTATTGAGAAATATAAACCCGAAGAAGTAGTTTTTCGCCCTATTAAAACTAAAGGAGAGGGAGATGAAAGAAGATTTAGAGTATACAAAATCTACTTAGAAAAAAACTTACCTTCAGACTATAAGTTATTTACGATGGCGAATACGTTCCATCTTATGAAAAAATAAACCGTTATGGAAAATACATTAAAAAAAGAGTTTAATCCTCGCGATGTACAGAGGATGCGAAATATTATCACCGGTAATACTAACGATAGAACTCAAATACAGACCGGATACGAGAAAAACAGTCAAGTCTATAAAGAAGGGGACGTTTGGGAAGAGAATGGAAAAAAATGGACAATTAAAAACGGAATAAAACAGTCCATAACTAAGCTTGATGAAATTAAGAAGCTTGTTGTAATACCTTTTTCTTGTCCGGAATGTAGACAAGTAATGAAAGTTAACGAGTACAACAAGAAAATGTGGGCAATACATCAAAAGTGTTTTGACTGTGTAGTTAAGATGGAAAGTGAAATGAAACGTTTAGGAAAGTGGAATGAATACTGTGATAATATTATGAACCGAAACAAGAATGCCGAACTAGACGATCTAGAGAGAGCATTAGAGGATTGGGTTGAAGAGTCAGAAACCTTTGTATCTGAAGCTGGTGAAGTAGAGAAATGGGGGGGCGGAGATAAAAAAGCAATATACAAGCAGGTAAAAGAGGAGATTGCTGAACTAAAGAAACGCGATATTTATAATGGAAAAAAACCAGAAGAAAATGCCATTTGCTAGTAGAGCTCAACAAGAATTTATGTTCGTCAAACATCCCAAGGTTGCAAAAAAGTGGGCAAAACATACTCCTGATATTAAGAACCTACCTCAACATGTTAGTGAAGATTCTGTAATGCAAGATCATTGGGAACATCCTGGATGTGAAGATAAGATCGGCAAGATTTTCGTAGTTCTAAAGCCATCTCCTGAGTCTACTCCAAAGGACGTAGTACACCAAACACATGCTTTTGGTATGGGACAGTACGAGCCGCAAGATGTTCATGGCGTATATATGGATAAAGATGAAGCAGATCTAGTAGCGGAAGCAGCTTGTACTGAATTGTATAAACACCTTTCAGAAGTTGAAAAGAAAAAAGATCATGTGATGAGTGAAATCGAAAAGCATATCGCTAGACTTCAAAAAGAGATTAATTCTCACATGAAAGAAGCTACTAGCCATCCAGAACTTGCTGAAGGTCATCACCAACTTGCAGAAAAGAAGATGAATATGATTAAAGGGTTACACGGTAAACATAAAGCAGTTAAGTCTGCAAAGAAAGAATTACCTAAAAAAGACGAAAAATAATGGAACAGTACGGTACTTTTATTGGAACCTTGATGCAGAGTCGTAACCAAGCTCACATCTATCATCTTCAGACCAACTCCTATGCACAGCACGTTGCTTTACAAGGATATTACGAAGGTATTATTGATCTTATCGACGGACTAGTCGAATCTTACCAAGGACGTTATGGTATTCTCCGCGGCTATAAGATGGCAGGCGTAATTAAAGAAGACGAGAACGTTGTAACCTATTTTGAAGGACTTGCTAAGTTTGTAGAAACTATTAGAACTCAAATTCCACAAGATTCTTATATTCAAAACCAGGTTGACGAAGTAGTCGACTTAGTTGAATCTACTAAGTATAAGCTTAAATTTTTACACTAATGCTTGACGAAAAGAAAGGTACTTGCTGTGGTAAATGTGGACACGTTCACGTAAAAGGGACTTCATGTCCCAAACCTTTTTTAACAGGAAAAAGTCACTGTAGTAGGAGAACTAATGAAATGCATACCATGGCCGATGACGGTCCGGATGAGTTTCACCAAGTAAGAGCCGATCATGAAGAAAGCTACGAAACAGAAGACTACTGTGCATCCTGTCTTGGTGAATATCTTCTAGAATACGAACATAAGATAGAGGAAGCTGAGTATAAGGGACGAAAAGTAACTCTTGGTAAACCATTCTTAACACCCGGCGGTCCTAAAAAGAGGTCTGTATACGTTAAGAATGCTAAAGGAAATGTCGTAAAGGTTAACTTCGGTGATCCTAACATGCGAATAAAGAAATCCAATCCTGCACGCAGGAGAAGTTTTAGAGCTAGACATAAATGTGACACCCCGGGACCTCGTTGGAAAGCAAGATACTGGTCCTGTAAAGCTTGGTAAATGATTAAGCTCGTAGACATATTAAATGAAATAATTGAAGAGAAAGACGATAGGTGTCTACGTATTGCTCGCCGTAAGTACGATAAGCCTTCTGCTTACAGATCAGGTGCTATCGTTAGATGTCGTAGAGGAGAAATTTGGAAAGGTTTAAAAGAAGAAGATCTTATACAAGAAAAAGAATCTCTTCACAAATGGTTCTCTAGACAAGGCGGAGAAGGAGGATCAAAGGGTTGGGTCGATTGTAATACATGTCGTAAAGACCCGAAAACAGGTAGAAAAAAATGTAAAGCATGCGGTCGTCAAAAAGGCGAAGAGAGAGCTAAGTATCCATCCTGCCGACCAACACCATCTCAATGTAGTAGATCAGGTAAAGGTAAAACTTGGGGAAAAACAAAATGATTAAGTTAATTGACATACTAAAAGAAAGTACGTTTGATTCTAAACAGCACGTAGCAATATTTACTGGTCCTGACGGAACTGCTAATGTATATAAATTAGCCGACGGTACGTATTATGCTGAAGTAGAAGGAGATCCTTCATACGATATGATAGCAAAAGATGCTATGGAGATGGCAGTTAAACTAAAAAGAGATGGCCTAACAACTCGAGTAGCAGGTGAATTAGAAGAAGGAGTTCATGATCCAGTCAAACCTGGAATTCTCAAAAAAAGACTCGGAAAACTATCATGTTCTAGAGTGAGATCGGCTAAATCCAAATTAAAAGATAAAGGAACGCATTATGCAAAAGCGTTACAGCGATATTTAAACTATCATTGCTAATGATCAATCCTAAAGACATAGAAGTATTTAATCGTGCAGTTAAGGGTAACTATAAGTTTAAGAAACTAAGCGATTCTTTATATTTTGCTCAGATTGACAAGAATGAATTAGGAGCTTTTAATCTAATAGTTAACGATGCTGGTATCTATTTATATGAGTATCCTGGACAGAGTGGAGTATTTTTTGAAATAGTCTATAAATTAACAGGTGGACACTTTAGTACTGCTTTAATAGGAAAAGTAGAAAACGGTAAATTCATACAGTTTAATCTTAAAGATTTTTCTGATGAAATAACTGTTCTTCCACGGAAAGTTGAAAAACAGATAAACGATAAAATAACAAAAGCCTTAAAATGATAAAATTAAAACACCTACTTCCGGAATGTCATGAATGTGGACGTGATTGGAATCACGGACATGACCACGAAGCCGGTATGGCTAAGAACGAATTAAGAGATATGATCTCTAATGCTTCTAAGATCGATCAAATGGTCGGTGAAAGCGATAATTTACCAGGATGGGTATCAGCTTATATTAGTCTTGCAGCCGATTATATGCATTCAGTAGCTGAATACTTGGGCGGCGAATCTAGTAGAGACGAAGAACCAGGTCCTGGATATGGAATTGAGGAAGCTAAGAAAGGTATGGGTTTCAGAGACCCTGAATTTAAAAAAGTAGCCATACCAGTAATGAATGATATGCTGGAAGATTGCTTAGATAATTACGATGGAGATTTTGATACGTGGGCAGAATACGGAATGTCACACCCTCCTATGAATGTTCAAGATGGTCTTGCTAAGTTAGAGCAAATGAGCAATCACGAGGAAGTTGAAAAATTCAAACAAGCGGCTTACAGCCAAATTAAAAAACACTTAGAAAAAGGCTTAAACGAAAAGAAAAAGCCATCCGCTGGTCTTACAAAAGCACAAAAATCTGATGTAGCTAAAAAAGCACATGCAGGTAAAGATATCGGTAAAAAAGGACCTGGTTTTGAGAAAATAGCTAAGGCTGCAGAAGAGAAGTATGGTTCAAAAGAAGCTGGACAGAAAGTTGCAGCAGCAGCTATGTGGAAGGGAGTTAAAGCTAGAAAGAAAGGCTAACCGAAATAAATCAAAAGTATGGATTTACAAAAACTTAAAGGACACGTACCTGATTCTGTGATTGCACAAATTCCAGAGGTAATGGAGAAATTTCAAATTAACACTCCCTTACGTCTTGCACATTTTCTTGCACAATGCGGACATGAATCAGGCGGTTTTAGAGTTGTAAATGAAAATCTAAACTACAGCGCTAAAGGATTACAAGGTATTTTTAAAAAGTATTTTCCTACCGCTACCTTAGCCGAACAGTATCAACGCAAGCCTGAAAAAATTGCTAATCGCGTTTATGCTTCAAGAATGGGTAATGGAGACGAGGCTTCTGGTGAAGGATTTAAGTTTCGCGGTCGTGGTTTTATCCAATTAACAGGAAAAACTAACTACACAGCCTTTGGTAAGGCTGCAGGTGTAGACACCGTTGCAAACCCCGATTTAGTAGCAAGTAAATACCCTTTACTTTCTGCTGCATGGTATTGGAACAGTCGAAAATTAAGTGCAGTAGCCGATCAAGGTGCTGGAGATGATATAGTAACGAAAGCTACTAAGTTAGTAAATGGCGGTACGATTGGATTAGCTGATCGTATTAAGCATTTTAAAGAGTATCATAATTTACTCAAATGAAAAAAAGAACATTAATAAACGAAGTTAGGCAATTTAAAAAAATTGCAGGTTTACTAAAAGAAGATCACTTTTACGCACCTGACTATCTTCTACAAATGCTAGGAAACCAAGAAGCTGTAGACAGATTGATAAGTCAGTTCGAAGAAGACCATGCTACTGTAGAAGACCCTGAAGGAGATAATGCCCGTGATTACTTATTGAGCATAGATAATCCAGAAGAGTTAATGAATGCAGTTAAAGATTACTTATGACAAACAGAGACATAATAAGAAAGTTAATTTTAAATGAAGTCGAAAAAATGGAACCTAAAGTTCAATCTTTCGACGATGATCCTATTAACTTTATTTTACAGAAATACCCGACCCTTAAGAAGACTTTAGAAATGCTAATGACACCAGCATTCAAAGATTATATCACGGGTATTTATATTATTGCACCTAAGCCAACTACGTTTAAAATCGTATTGCATAACGGGCAGTCTTTCCTTTTAACTTTCCTAGGTAAAGCCTACGAAGCAACTGTTGGCGGTAAGAAATTTTACCTACAAACAATAGGTGAAAGAGAAAGATGTGTGAATGCTATTGCTAGGCTTCTTGCAATTGGAAATCCAATCGAAACAAAAGGACCAGAAGGAGAGGAAAAGGTAGCTGGAGAAGAGCCGGAAGAAGGTCCTGAACCAGAAACACCAGGCGAGGCAGGTGAAGAAGAAACTGAATCTTAAAAAATAGTTATTATTTATTATAACATTACTTAGCTTTATAAAAAAAATGAAAAAGAAGACATTAATAAACGAAGTAAAGCAATTTCAAAAGATTGCGGGTATTATAAAAGAAGAGAAAAGAGAAACTTGGGCTGAAAACAACAAAAGGTTGATGCAAGCATTTCGACAGGCAAAAATTGACCCTCAAAAACCTGCATATTGCGTTACAGGTTGGGGACGTGGACATGACGTTTATAAGGTCCCTCAAGCACAAAATCTTCTTATTGATATAATGGAAGAAGCAGGTAAATATGAACTCGATGTAAGAATGATACAAGATCCAGAAGCTACTGCCGGTTATTACGAAGAGAGCTTTAAAGAAGTAATTGATAGAGAGCAACTAGTACCTAAACTAGAGGTTGAGTCTCAAGATGTTGAAACAGGTTGGGAAATTTGGCAATAAGCTATTAGAATAAGTAGGAAAACTGAATCTTAAAAAATAGTTGCTATTTATTATAACATTACTTACCTTTAGAAAAAAAAATGAAAAAGACATTAATAAACGAAGTTCGCCAGTTGCAGAAGATAGCTGGAATTTTAAAAGAGAACGAAGATAACGTTATTCCTGGCGGACCTGATTGGGTTTCTCTAAGTGTATTTTTAGAGGCTTTAGGTCTAAACCCTAAAGACCCTATTTTCCAAGGAGCGATGAAGAATAGAGATATTGAAGAATTACTACAGATGATAGAAGATACAGCAGGACTTGATCAGTACACTAAGAGTGATCTAATCGATGCGATGGAAGAAGCTCAGTTCAGCCAAGATATGATTGATTTTATAATCGATGAAAATCCTTTAGTAAAAGGATTGGAAAGGGGTTTAATGGAGGATGAAAATTCTGATTCAGAGACAGTTCAGCAAGCTTTTCAAAAAGCAGGTATCGATATGAACAAACCGATACACGTAGTGCAGAGTGGAGAGGAAGAAGGAGAGCCGTTTAAAGCAAACCCTAAAGCTTTTTTAGCAGATTTAGATCAAGAAATTAAAGATTACGACGAGCAAAACGAAGACCCTGAATTTCCTTCAGGTATTGCGTATGACTACGAAGCAAGCGATATACATTCTCCAGAAGAAGCTGGATTACCGAGATCAGTAGTAGCGAAACTAGCTGTAATGTTTGGTGAAGATTTTGAATACATAATCTTCCAGTAAATTTAATACTAAATAACAAAATAACTTTAAGCCCGGCCTATAAAGCCGGGTTTTTTGTTGTTCTTTTGAATAATTTTAACTATATTGAATTAAATAACTAGTTATGCGAATACAAACTGTACAACGAACTATAAAGACTGCTTGCGGTAAGACGATTAGTTACCTACAAACTACCGGAAGTCCTGCAGTAAAAGCACACTCAACTGAAGGACCAGCAATTACTTATCCAGAGCATGAAGGAATAGCTCCAGAATACTACCTTTATGGTATAAAGTATACAAAAGCTAAGTGGAAAGAAGCTCTAGCACAAACCAAGGCTATGCCGTCTGGTGATCCGATTCTTTTAGAACAGCAGTACTAATCTATTTATTACTAAACACTACTATGGAATTTAACATTCAAAAATTCTTAGTTAAAAATAAATTGACTAAAAGATCTCTTTTTAAGGAAGACGATAATACAGGTGCTTTAATGAAGACTGGTGCTGAACAGGAGGAAATGTCTGACGAAGAAGAGTTTGATCTCACCTCAATCGATCCATACGGCGGAGAATATAATAAAGACGAGTGGGGAAATAATGCTTATACCCGAACATTTCCTGATAGAGACGATGAAAAAGAACCTACTGCTTCAAATATGAGAGTAGATAGGGCTACAAAGAATCTTCACTCAAAGCAAATAGAGCTCCAAAATTTAGAGAATCAAAAAGATACTTTATTAATGCAGTTGAGAAGCGGGCAGTTAAGTCTTGATCAATATAAACAGTCTATAGGGAACATACCCACACAAATTAAAAAGCTTAGAGCTGATATAGAAAAAGTTATGAACGTCTCTACAGACGACGATAGCGAAGTTCAGAGCTAGTTGTAAAACAAAACTAATGAGTCAAAGAGCGAATATAAGTGAGGCTATTAAGCAAGAGCTTATAAAATGCAAACAAGATCCTGTATACTTCATGAAGAAGTACTACACGATCCAACACCCTACCAAAGGTAGGATGACCTTTAACCTCTATCCTTTTCAAGAAAAAGTTCTATACCTACTTCAGAAGCACGATTACTCCATTATAAACAAGTCAAGACAGTTGGGTATCTCTACTCTAACTTCAGCTTTTTCTTTATGGATGATGTTATTTGAGCAAGATAAAAATATTCTTGTTCTAGCCACCACACAAGCCACTGCAAAGAACATGGTAACTAAGGTAAGGTTTGCTTATGATAACCTACCTCAATGGATGCAATTACCAGTCCTTGAACACAACCGTCTTTCTTTGCGTCTAAAAAACGGATCACAGATTAAAGCTGTTTCTGCAGCCACGGATAGTGCACGTTCTGAAGCAGTATCGTTACTTGTAATAGATGAAGCCGCTTTTATTGATAAGATCGACGACATCTTCACTGCTGCACAGCAAACACTTGCTACCGGAGGTCGTTGTATCGCTTTATCTACCCCTAATGGTGTAGGTAATTGGTTTCATAGAGAGTTTACCCGTGCACAGATTGGTGAAAATAGGTTTACTCCAATCAGTCTACCATGGACAGTACATCCAGAAAGATCACCAGGATGGAGAGAAGAACAGACTGCACAGTTAGGTCCTAGAGCAGCAGCACAAGAATGTGATTGTGACTTTTCTACATCAGGTGATACCGTAATCGAACCTTCGACCTTAAATTGGTACCAAGAAAATACAGTTAGAGAGCCACAAGAAAAGTCTGGTCCTAATCAATCTTATTGGGTGTGGCATTACTGCGATGCAATGAAGAGTTACATGGTAGTGGCTGACGTAGCTAGAGGGGACGGTAAAGACTATTCTACCTACCATGTTATAGAGGTCGATACTTTAGTACAAGTAGCTGAGTATAAGGATCAGATATCTACGAAAGACTTTGCACGTATGCTTGTCTCCCGAGCTATTGAGTGGAATAATGCTATGCTTGTGATAGAGAATGCTAACATAGGTTGGGATGTAGTTACAACTATACAAGAAATGGGCTATCCTAATCTCTACTACTCTCCTAAATCAGAAATAGCAGGTACACAGATTGAATTATACGTGCAGAAGTTTGACAAAGGAGATGGAATGGTGCCAGGTTTTAGTATGAATCAACGAACCCGTCCTCTTGTAATTGAGAAGTCAAGATCTTTTTTAGAAGAGAAAAGTGTTGTAATAAGGTCTCAAAGACTCTTAGATGAATATAGGGTCTTTATCTGGAAACACGGAAAAGCACAAGCACTTCAAGGATATAACGATGACCTTGTAATATCTTTTAGTACTGCCTTGTTCTTACGTGATACAGCTATTCGATTCAGACAAACTGCAATGGATTTAACCTACGCAAGCTTGAATAGTTACTCAAGAACTCAAGGAGATTTTCAAGTCTACACACCACAAAATACTCAAAATCAACAAAATCCCTGGTCAATGCAAGTCGGAGACCGTCATGACGATATTACTTGGCTTTTGGGATAAAGATATTTATTAAATATGGCAGAACAGCAACCACAGAGAAATCTATTTTCTACCTTAAAAAGACTATTTTCCACAGATGTTATCATTCGTAACGATGGAGGAGAGCTTAAGACAGTAGATATAGATAATATACAGGTAAATGGTGTACTACAGACTAATGCTCTTGTAGACCGTTTTAACCGTATCTATACTACTTCTACCTCTTATGGTGTAAATTTAAATTTATCACAGAACTACCAAAGTGCTCGTGTACAAATTTATGCCGACTACGAAGCAATGGATACAGATCCAATTATTGCTTCTGCTCTCGATATTATTGCCGACGAATGTACTTTAAAAAACACACAAGGAGACGTAATTCAAATTAGATCAGCAGATGAAAACATTCAAAAGATACTTCGAAGCCTTTTTTATGACGTGCTCAACATTGAGTTTAATCTCTGGTTCTGGATTCGAAATATGTGTAAGTATGGTGATTTTTTCCTTAAACTAGAAGTTGCAGAAAAATACGGAGTGTATAATGTTATTCCGTTTTCAGCTTACAACATCGTACGTCTAGAAGGTACTAATCCTACAAATCCGTCAGAGGTAATTTTTAAGTACGATCCAACTGCTGCTCTAGGAGCTACTGCAGGGTACTCTACTTCGTACCAAAACACTGATCTAGGTATTACCTTTTATAACTACGAGATGGCCCATCTAAGGTTGATTGGTGATATTAATTACCTACCTTATGGACGTTCTTACCTAGAGCCAGGCCGTAGATTGTATAAGCAATATGTACTTATGGAGGATGCGATGATGATTCATCGTCTTACTCGTGCCCCACAGCGCCGTATTTTTTACGTAAACGTAGGTGCTATACCTCCTAACGAAGTTGAAAACTATATGCAACGTATGATTAACAAGATGAAGAAAACTCCTCTTGTTGATCAAAAGACAGGTCAATATAATCTTAGTTATAACGTACAGAATATGCTTGAAGATTTCTTCATTCCTGTACGCGGTAATGATACTTCAACTCGTATCGACAATGCACCGCCTCTTGAATACAACGGTATTGAAGATATTAACTACTTACTTAATAAACTATTTGCAGCCCTTAAAATCCCTAAAGCATTCCTCGGATATGAAAAGGATTTGACAGGTAAGGCTACTCTAGCTGCCGAGGATATTCGTTTTGCACGTACTATTGAGAGAATACAACGAATTGTACTTTCTGAATTAACTAAGATTGCTCTTGTACATCTTTATGCACACGGATACGACGATGAATCACTAACTAACTTTGACCTTGACTTAACTACTCCTTCTATTATCTACGAGCAAGAAAGAATTGCTCTTATGAAAGAGAAAATGGACTTAGCTACTCAGATGATGGAGACTAATTTCTTACCTACTGATTGGATTTACGATAAATTGTTCCATTTTTCTGAGGAAGAATTTGATGAATACCGTGATCTGGTAGTAGAAGATAAGAAAAGAGCGTTCCGTATTAAGCAGATAGAAGAAGAAGGTAATGATCCAGCAGAGAGCGGACAGGCATACGGAACACCGCATCAAATCGCTTCTATGTACGGTGGATACGGTACAGCACCTCTTTCTGGAAATAATGTACCGCAAGGATATGATGAAACTAATCCTAACGAACCTACAAAGCTTCCAGGTAGACCTGAAAGTAAAGTATCTTTAATTAATACCCACGATGATCCTCTCGGAAGAGATAGGTTAGGGGTATATGACCTAAAATCGAAACCTAATACAGGCGAAAACGGCAGTAGCTTAAAGACTAAATTTACAGGCGGAAGTCCATTATCATTACGAGAAGAACGTAGTATAACTAAAGCTACTTATCTTCAAAATAGAGAAGCTCTCAGGACTTTTACCAAGAAAAGAGTGAATTTATACGAAGAACCAAGTGATCTTTTAAATGAATCCCGCATTAAACCGGATTCAGATTTAATATAATACGTTGATATTTATTAGTAAGCTTATCAGGAATGATCAAACATAGCAAATACAAAAATACAGGGATTTTATTTGAATTACTAGTGAGGCAAGCTACTTCCGACCTCATGGGAAATAAAGATCCTAAAGCTGTAAAGATTTTTAAAAAGTATTTTACAGAAACTGAACTAGGAAGAGAGTACAATCTTTACAGTACTGTACTAAATGCTCCGAAATTAAGTGAAAGCAAGGCTGAAATTCTAATTAGTACTATTACCGAACAAGCAAAAAAGCTTGATAGAGAGAAACTAGGACGGGAAAAGTACAATCTGATCAGGGAAATTAGAAAACACTATGATCTTGATGATTTCTTTAAGGCAAAAATCGATACTTACAGGATTTACGCCTCTGTCTATACTTTACTAGAGAGTCAACTCTTAAGTAAAGCTTCTAGTACTAAGCAAATCATTACTAATAAGTTAACTATCCTTGAGCATATCACGAAAGAAACTCTTACTGAGAGAAAAGTAGCTTCTAAAGTAGTTGAAGAGTTTATGAAAGAGGATAAGGAAATTAGAATCCTTGCTTATAAAATTCTTGTAGAGAAATTCAACGATAAGTATGCCGGTTTGTCTGTAGAGCAAAGAGATTTGCTAAAAGAATACATTAATAATGTATCAGATACAAAAAAACTAAGAACCTACCTTAATACAAAGCTCCTAGAAGTAAAAACAGAACTTTCTGCCCTTAAAGAAAGTACAGAAGATAAGGTACTGCACATTAAATTGAATGAAGTTTTAAACTTTATTAAACCTATACAAGCTAATGACTATATTAAAGACGAAGTCTTGGTTGGTTTAATGCAATATTATCAACTCATTAGCGAACTTAAAACTGTTAAATAATGAATAATCAGTTCGCCACACAGTATTTGTTAGAAGAATTAGAGGATGAGTATAGTTCTCTGGAATCTATGCTTAAACAGCTTGGTACTAGTGAAGATGGTATCAAATTATTGATGAGCGGAGTACGGAATAAACACATTACACCAGAAGGTGCTATTGAAATAGCTAAATTAACAGTAGGTGTTAAAGAAATGAGTACAACCGGCGGTGGTGTAACAGGCGGACCTACTGCTGCTACATGGGATCCACAAGGACCGACAGGAACCGGAGAGCAAATAGCTACTACAAAAGCATTTAAGAAAAAAAAATATCAAGAAGATGCACCGAGACTAGCTGGTGATCCTTCTAAGACTACAAAACAGGGAGCTAAAAATCTATCAGCCTATTCTAGTGTCGGATTTACAAAAGCACCAAGTGCAAAAGAAACTGCAAAACAAATTCAAGGAGTAGACGTAGAAAATTTATGGGATGAAAATCCCACTGCTATGAATGAATCTCGTGCTTACTCTAAATTTAAAAAAGAAGCTGCTACAAGACCTAAGGACCAACAAATGCACGAAGCAGTTAAGATGATTCATAGTAGACTTGCTGAGGTGTCCAAGATTCTAGAATACGCTCAGCAAATGAGAGCTGAGTTATCTGAAGGGGATCAAGCAATGACGTATAATCATAATACTAAAAAAATGTTTGAGAGAATCAATTCTAAAGTAGTTGAAATTTACTCTAAAACAAGGCAACTAAAATAAGATGGAAAATAATTTCGATTTAAAGAAATTTTTACTGGAAAATAAACTTGCTTCGGAAGCGAAAGTAACCAGTCCGAAAGTACAGGAAGTTTACGATAAGCTGGTAGAAACTATTAATAAGATAGCTAAGACATTATCAGATGATGAAGCTTATGAACTTCATGAAAAATTAAAAAAGTTTTTTACTGGTGGAATTTTTAACGAAGGAGTTGAAAGAGGTGAATCTGGTTTGTATGTTACTGGAAGAACAAGAGAAGATAACACTAGAATAGCTCAAATGATAGAGGATATGGAGTTGCATGCTGAATGGAATGCACGTGAAGGATATTGGTTTTTCGAAGAAGAAGAGGATATGTATGATGCATTAGAGAGAATAATTCAAAAAGGATTAGACGAGTACGGAATCAACGCACGTATTGAAGGTGTGTTTGATAATGAGCAAATGAGTGATTATATGACAAAAAGAATGAAAGACCGTTATTAAATTATAAGTCATGGCAAAAGTAAAAAATGCAGGTGGTAGTGTCAAAATAAACTTTGGCAAGAAAAAAGAAGGTAAAGCAAGAAAATCATTTAACAAACACGATAGAAGTGAAAGAAACTATCGCGGACAAGGAAGATAACTATTTATTAGTATGAAAAATATTCAAGCCCAGTATCAAGACCTTCTCGAAGGTAAAATGTCAAAAGCAAACTTCATGCGTAATGTTCGTATGCAGTTTCCTCAACATATTTCTTCTGTTTCTTCTTTTGAAGATTCTGTAAAAATACTAAAAGGAAAACGTATTCTTTCTGAAAATCAAATAAGTGAGTTATCACCGGCTCTGAGAAGAGCTGCTTACGATACTGCTAAAGCACAAATAGATCCGGATAATCCTTTAAGTGCAAATAGAAGAAGAAGCCAAGCAAGTACTTTCGGATACCAAATAGATCCTGGAATGAAGAAAAAGTTAGATTCTCTATTTGTCGGTACCGGTTATAAAGTAAAACTAGTAAAGACACCGACTGGAATGCATTTAGACTTGGTAGATGAGAGTGGAAAAACGGCTGTTGAACTTGAGATTTCAAAAGACACTTACAATATAAAACAAAAACATCTCATAGACGAGCCAATTATAAGGAAACTTGAAAGAGTTGTTAAATATATTCAGAGCAGTGGAGAATTAGGGGAAAGCTTAAACGAAGCTTTCAAAGATAGTACTAACAACGAACTTGCATCATACTTAGGAACTTTAAAAAATGAACTAAACGCAGAAAAAGATCCTAAAAAGAAAAAGCTTGTACAAAAAGATCTTGAAGACGTTAAAGCAGAACTTAAAAAGAGAAGAAAGGAAAAATCTGATAATTTAAACGAAGCTAAACAGCCGATTGGTGTTTACGGACATAATCCGAATGCCGAAATGGATGAATATAGGGGTATTGATTACGTAAACTACTACCAAGCCTACAAAGGCATTCAGTACGAACTTTCTAAGATGCCTGAAATCACTGATGAGAACTACATCAAGGCTAGAAAAAAAGTTGTTGCTAATATTTTAAAAGATCCGGATGCATACAAAGATTTACAGCTTGCTAACTTTAAGGCTGTAAAAGAGATGGATAAGGATTTAGAAATGAAAGATGTAAAGAAAGATAATTTGGTTGATAAGCCAAATGAAATGAAAGTTGTTAAGAAAGACGTCAAAGGAAATACAGAAGCTACTTTAGAAAAGAAAGAAGCTAAGAAGTCTAAAACTGCTAAGGTGCCTGTAATGACTCAAGCACCTAAAGGTAGTTTGAAAGCTTTTGAAACTCCTGGCAAAGAGAAAGTAATGGCTCTTAAAGAGGCATATGAATTAGAAAAAAACCTAGATTCATTAAAATCAAATGCAACAGGTGCATTATCTGCTCATAAACTTTCGCATGGTGGAGATACTAAGAATAAGCCTGTAGCACTAAAAGCAATAGAAGATATTAAAAACGCTACTTCAGCAGTACAGATTTTTAATATTCTACATAAGACCGGACTTTTTGATAAAGTCGAAATTAAAGATATTTTAAAAAAACACGATACTAAGACTCCTTTTACAGTAGCAAACGAAACCAAAGTACAGTCTCTTAAAGAGCACATCCTTGACGAACTTATGCAACCTAACCTTGAACACGAACATATTAATGTAGGTTCACGCGTTAAAAAAAAAGGCCTTAAAGATTACGATGCTGCACAAGTAGGTAATGTCACTGGATTTGATGGTGATACTGCTACTGTGAAGTGGGATAATGATTCTGTTGAACACCTACAGATAAACGTTCTTACTAAAAAAGAAATACCACAGCTACCAGACGCAGCGGAGAGATGGGCTAAAATACCAGATAGCCCTTTTATGAAGAGACAAGAAGCAGAAGAAGTGAAAGAGAGTGAAGAAGATAAGAAAACTAGACTTAAAAGTTTAAAAGAAAAAATAGTAAAAGCTTTAGAAAAAGAAGGTTATGCAGTACAGACACAAGGAGGTCAGACTTTAAGCGCTGGTAAAAATACTTCACAAGGTATTACAACAGCACGGGATTTAGAAAGAGCAACTGGAGATCAACTTACAGTATTAGATACTAGGACTGGCCGAAAAACACAAGCATAATGGAGAAAC